GATCCATATAATACACCTAATAAAGCAAAGAAAAATTATTATATGAAATGTATTGGTGATCAACTTAATAATCAAAAACTAGAAGAAAAAGAAATAAAAAAATTAGATTTGGGTGAAAAAATATATATATTACAAGATACTAATAAAATTCAAGATAATAGATTTATTTATTTACCAACATATTTAGATATATTATTTAATAAATTATGGAATCATGATAATATTATAAAAAATCATTATTTGATAGAATCTAAATCAGGATATTTTTTAAAATATACAATAAAAAATGAAAATTATTTTTTATTATCAACACTATCTCATATTTTTGATATTTCAATAGAAAATATTATTAATAATATGATTAATTTTTTAATTCAAGATAAAAATAATATATATTTTACATATTTAAATAATGGCGATATTAGAACATCATTTAATAATAAAGATAATTATATTAATTATTTAAAAACATCAAATTATTTAGAATATGATATTATTGGTGAATTATCATCAATTCCAAATATAATATCACCAAATGGTATAAAATATTATATATTATCTAAACAAAATATTATTATAAAAAATAATTTAGAAAAAGATATTATTAATGATACTTATTTTATTGAAGTTTTAAATTTAGAAAATTATAATGATGATATATCTAATAAAGATATAGTTTTTTTAATTAAAGATGATATTTATTATTTCCCTATTTATTTTGTAAAAAAAGATAAATCTACTAATAAATTTATATTAAAAAAAAAATTTGAATATAATTCAAATAAAAATATTATAGATGAGTTAAATAAATATTATAATATTGCTTGTAAAAATACTTTAATTAATCAAATATTATTTAATTTTAATTATATTAATAAAAATATTATTAATATATTAGAGAAAAATACTAATAAAATATTATATCAAATTATTGATGATAGATATAAATGTAGATATATTGTTTTAGAAAATAATTTATTATTACCTACTAAACCTTCAGGAATTAATTATAAATATAAAATAGATACAATTAATAATATTAATAAATATATATTAGATATTGATATTACTATAAAATTATTAAATAATATAAATAAAATATTAAATTTAGATTATATACCTACTACAATTCATTATGATGATAAAAATAATAATAATATTAATATTGTTTCTATTTTATTAAAAAATAATATGACTATTCCTATTATTAATAAAAATGTTAATATTAATGATATTAAAAATAAGGCACTAGCAGTAAAATATCAATCAATTAATGATAAAATTGATCAAGAAATTTTTAAATATAATAAATTTAAAAATGATAAATCTTATCAAGATGATAATTTAAAAAATAAACATAATTTAAATGTTAAAACTCATATGTTTATGAATGAAAGTTATAATTTATATAGATTAGAATTAAGTTTATTTTTAAATAATAATGAAAATATTAAAAATAATATAATTAATATTGTTAGAAAATCAAAATTAAATGTTTATGATAAAAAAAATGAATTAAGAAAAATATTATTAGAAATATCAAATACAAAATTATTTAAAAATTATATGAAAGGAGGTAGTAATATTATTGAATCAATTGATACATTACCGGACCTTAAATCCTATAATATTAATAATATAAGAGAATATTGTAATATTAATTCATCACAAGATAAATGCAATAGTAATATACATTGTAAATGGAATAATAATATGTGTAGATTACAATTATTAGATACAATGATTGTTGATTTTATTAATAAAATTATAGAAGAAATTCTTGAAGATGGTATTAAATTTAAAGAAATTATACAAGAATATGATTATTTTGTTTCAGATATTGTTAATTATACTTATTATACTAATAGAAACAATCAACAAATAATAACAAGTAATAATTTTAATGCAAATAAATTAATATCTTCATTATTTGGTAAAGATAAAGTACCTAATATAGGAAAAAAACAAATCAAACAATTTTCAAGTGATGTTATAAATATTGAATTAATACAATTAGGGAAACAATATATTCAAGAAATAATATCAAATAATGATTCTATTATAAGAGCATATATTAATTCTTATTATTGGATAAAAAATCCATTATATGATATAAAATCTAGAAATTTAGGTTATTTTGGTGAATTACAAACAGTATTGACATATATATTTAAAGCAAATATTATAGATTTTATTACTATAAATATTAAATATAATAATAATGATATTTATAAAGAATTAAAAAAATATATTAAAGATTATGATACTAATAAAAATATATTTGATAATTATATCAATAAATTTAGGAAATCTATTATAAATACTAATGGTAAATTAGAATTATTTGTTTTAAGTCATTTAATACCTATTCCAATAATTGTATATGATAATTATTCAAATGTTAAATATATATTTTTACAAGGAGAAATTCCAGTTAATTCAGATACATTAAAAAATTTTATACAACCTAATAAATTAATTAATTCAATTATATTAAAATTTAATTTTAATAATTCTATTATTCCCAATAATATATATTCTATATATTATATATAATTTTAATTGATAAAATAGATTAATATTTATTTTATCAATTTATAGTAATATGTCAAATAATAATATTTTAATAGAATTATTAGAAAATCAAAATAAAAATTTATCATTTGATAAAAAATTATCATATAATGATTTAAAAAGAATTAGTAAAAATTTATCATCTTCTATTTTTAACGATGATTGTTCTTTATGGAATGGATATATTTTATATTCTAAAAATATTTATATTAATTTTTATTTTAATAAAAAAAAACATTCATTACATAGATTATTATATATGAATTATATTGATGATTTAGATGATTCTGAATATATTAAATATAGTTGTAATAATAAAGGAATATGTTGTAATGTTAATCATATGTATAAAATTAATGATAATTTATTATTTAATAAAAAAATATATATTAATAATAAAAATAATAATAATGATATTATTGTTAATTTTAATTAATTTATAAAATTTATTTTTATCATTAATAATAATGAATAAAAATAAATTTAAAAATGGCGGATTTCCACCACTTAGATATTGTCCACAAACTAATGAAAAACAACCTGCTAAAGAACGTTTATATGTAAAATATCCATCATCTAAATTTACAATTAATCCATTATTTAATTTTAATAAATCTAATATAAATTTAATAAATAATGATTTAATTAATGATGAAAATGTTGATGTTGTTAAAGATTTATAATATTAATTTACATTTATAAAATAATTTTTTCTAAAATTATTCATTTTATCATCTTTAATAACATTATTAATAATATTAGTAAATGATTCACCATCTACTAATCTTGTTATAAAATGTATAGAATATACACCACATTCCGAGTCTTTAAATTGATGTTGTATATAATTATATCTTATATCAAAATTATTTAATAATTTATTAATTTCTATAGAATTATTACCTGTATATTTTGATGAGAATTTATTATTTTTTATATTATTATATAATGAATTTATATCTAATTCTTCATTAAAAGTTTTTTTATATAAATATTTTGTAATTTTGTTTATAAATTTTTTTATTCTTTTTTTTGGTTTTTTACCAACTGAATCAAAAAAATAAATTTGATTTTCTTTTAAATTTGTATATAATCCAACCCAATGTGATCCACTTTTATAATGTTCATCTAAATTTATTACCATACCTATTTTATATTTACCTGATTCTTCTAATTTTTTAAAATTTAAATTATGTATACCTAAAAATTTTAAACTTTCAAAATCATATGGAACAGCACCTAAAAATAAAAATTCATTATATTTTGATTGATATTGATTTATAACATTATCTATATCTGTTGTACTCAACCATTCATATTTTCCTGTTGGACCTGGTGGACGAAATGTGTTATTTAATAAATCATAATTTTCTAATTGTTTTACAAAATCTAATCTTAACCAACATGCTTGATTTGAACATTTATTTGATAATATTCCTTCAAATTGTTTTATTATATCTTTTTTATTATTACTAATAATTATTTGGTTATTTTTATTTTTTTCATTCCATTTTTTAGCCATATCTATTAAATGTTCTAATGGTATACATGATCCATCTACATATTTTTTACTTGGAGCACATTTTTTATCAATAATCATTAATTATAATAAGATTTTTTTAATAATAATATATTTAATTTTTTATTAAATAAATACTATAACTATATCCTAAAGTTGTTCCATAATATGAACAACAATCATGTAATAAATTTTCATATAAATCATCATAATTTTTTATAGTTATATTAGGATAATTATCATTATTATATTCTATATTTGATATTACACCTAATTTTGGTGTTAAATCATAAATATATTTTTGACTATCTGGTATAAAATCTATATATACATAATCATTTATTTTTAAATTATTAATATTTATTTCTTCTTTAGATTTATTTTTTATAATATTATTAATATCATTTACAATTTTAGTATAATCTTCCATTAATTTATATATAAATTTTATAATATAATAAAATATTATTTCAATTTTTTTTTCTATTAATATATAATGTCTTCTTTAAGTCACGAGAAAGTATCCATTTCACAAAATGATAAAATATCTTATGAAAAATATATAAAATATAAAATTAAATATTTAAAACTTAAAGAATTAGAAAAAGAATTAATTAATGAAGGTAAATTATCTAAAAATTATAATATATTAAAAGGTGGAAATAATAAAAAATATAAATTATGTAATAATTGTTATAAAGAAAATAATACAAAACATAAATTTTGCAAATCTTGTAATAATAATAATAATATTTTTAATATATCTAAATTAACTGATACACCTAAAATGATAGATATTGATGGTAATGAATATCATATTAATCAATTACTTTTTAATAAATTACAACCAATAAAAGAAAATGATAATATTTTAAAAGGTGGTAATATAGATACTGAAAAATCATTAAGTGATACAGATGGTAATGAACTTTATAGCGTTGAAGAAAGGAAAATAGATTTAATTCCAAATAATACAAATTCAGTAAATAAATTAAAAGAATTATCTAATAAAAAACAATTATTAAATATGTCAGATAACTCATCAGATACTGCATCATTAACATTATCTATATTTAATAGCGAAATATAAATTATTTAAAAAATATTTATTTATTAATTATAAATGAATAATAATAAATTTATAATTAATAATACTAGATTATTAGCATGTTGGAAATATAATTTAACAACTAATACTGATTGTACTATATGTAGATGTAATTTAAATTTACCTAGTATTTATGATAATACTAATAATTCATTACTATATAAAGGTATATGTGGTCATGTATTTCATAACGATTGTATTAAACCATGGTTAATTAAAAATAATAGATGTCCTATATGTTCAATAGATTTAAAAAATAAAAAAAATTGATAAATAAATATATTATAAAAATAATATTTATATACTATTATTATGCATAATAGTGTTATTTATTGTAGAATTAGTACAAAAAGACAAACTTTTGGTTTCAGTTTAGAACATCAATATAATATATGTATTAATTATTGTAATAATAATAATTTTATTAATATAGATACTATATATGAAATTGGTAGAGCTACAAATATAAATAATTTAAAAAAATTAGTAAATATATTAAATAATAATAATAATATAAATATTATTATATCAGATGCAACAAGATTATGTCGTAATACAAATGATTATAATAATATTATAAATATTTGTATAAAAAATAATATTATTATACATGATATACATAATAATATTATAACTACTGATATGACTAATATAATTCAATTAATGAATAAAATAAAAATAGGTGAATTAGAATCTTTAATATTAAGTAAAAGATTAAAAAAAAGTATTGAATATAGAAAATCAATAAATAAATATTTACCTCCTATTGCTAAATTTGGTTATGAATTTAAATATATAAATTCTCAAAAAAAATTAGTAATAAATAATAAAGAACAATTAATTATTAAATTAATTAATAATTTATATAATAATAAAAAATATAAACATTTAATTAAAAAATATCATAATAAAAAAATTAAAATATATAATATTAAATATAAATCTATTTCTGATATTGCTAATTTTCTTAATAATAATAAAATTTTTAATAGAAATAAAAAATGGTATTATTATTCTATTAAAAGATTATTAATTTAATTTTTTTATAATAAATAAATTAATTTAAACCCTTGAAGATTTAAAATGATATAAATAAAAATATATTACTAATTTATATTAGTAATGAATAGTTATAAGTTATATATTAATTTACTCCCTTTAATATAGGTATTTTGTTATAAAAACATTTATGCTTATATAATAAAAAGGAAAAACTAATCAGTTATAGTTGTCGCTATAATAAAATTATAATTTATACGCTTTGCAACGGACAAACCTTGAATATTTATTTGTCTCATTTTAAATATTCAAGGGTGTAAATACTTAATATGTTATTTATTCTTGAAATTGTCTTCTAGGAAGGTTTTCAGTTAATATAATTATTTTATTTAGTAATTCTGTTAATGTGCATTTGCCTGTAAAGATTGTGGTGGCGCTTTTACATGTAATGATTGTTGATATCCTTGAGGTGGTGCTTTTACATGTAATGATTGTTGATATCCTTGAGGTGGCGCTTTTACATGTGGTTGTCCTGATGCATTTGCTTCTATATCTTCAGGTCTGGCATTTGGAGGTGGTGGTGATTGTTGTTGTGCTGTTGGTTGAGGTGCTTTTGCTGTTGCGGATGCTTTTGGTGGTGCTGCTTTTACTGTTGGTTGAGGTGCTTTTGCTGTTGCGGATGCTTTTGGTGATCCTGGTGCTGCTTTTACTGATGGTGGTGATCCTGGTGCTGCTTTTACTGATGGTGGTCCTGGCGTTGCTTTTGCTTTTGCTGATGCTTTTGGAGGTGGTGGTGGAGGATATAGATACATTTGTGAATATCCTTGTCCTGTTCCTATTTGTAGATTTAATTTTGTTTTATCATATATTGAACTTAAATATTTACTTTTATATTTTAAATATTTATTTTTATAATCCATTATATATAATAAATTATAAAATAATTTTTATACTATATTAGCAATATTTCTTAAATTATTCATATTTTGTTGTTGTCTATATATTTTACAATTAGAACATATACCACAAATACAACAAGGAAAACCTACAACAAAATCTTTATTTACTATTAAAATATTTTTTCCTAAAACTGCTTCTTGATTAATTATGTCATTTATATATTCATTATCAATATTGATAGGTTTAGCATTATCTATATAAATAATATTATCATCATAACTTATATCTTCAGGTATAGATGTATTTAATATATTAGTAGGTATAATTATTTGAATAGGTAAGGAATTAAATCTAAAATATCTAGTATTTAATAAATATATAATATACATTATATTTAATATTATATCAATAATAATAATAATAATAAATATTATTATTGTAAATATAATTAGTATAATATTTAAACAATATATAGTAATTAATATAGATGTAATAAATGGTAATGATAAAATATGTAATATAATATTTTTATAAAATTTTTTATTAAAAAATTTTATAAAAAATGAAGGAATATTACACCATAATAATAAAAATAAAAAATGGAATAATCTTATTGATTTTGATATTATCATTACTTAAATATAATAATTATTATTTATAAATAATAATTTATTCAATTTTTTTATAAATTAATCAATAAAATCACATTCATAATTATTTATTAATTTATTAATTGGTTTAGATATTAATTCATTATTATATACATCTAATGTATTTATATTAAAACCCATTTTATTATAAAATTTAATACGATGTTTGCTTTGACTTATAAAACTAGGTAATTGATCAACAAAATCATATATTAATGGTTTTATATTAGGATCTATTTTTCTTAATATTCTACCTACAGCTTGTTCTACTTCTTTTCTAGATGTTACCATAAATAATGTATTTAAATCTGGTATATCTAAAGCTTCTGATGCCATTGCATAAGTTGCAAAAATAACTTGCGCCTGTTCAGCTTTTTTTAATGCATTTTGTTTCATACCACCTATATAATAATCAGATGTAGTTATATCTCTTGAATCTAATCTATTTTTTAATAATTTTAAATGTTCTAATCTATCAGATAAAATTAATATTTTTCTTTCATCAGATAATATATCAGATAAAGTATCAATAATATATTTATTTCTTCTACCAATAGTTGTTATTTTATTAATAGTTTTTGCACGATTAATATCACCTGTATATAAGAAATATTCTTGAAATTTTTCATGTTCTATATCATAATTTATAATATTTACTTGAACTTGATTATTTTCTTGTATTTTACTTTTATACATAATATCTCCAAAATACCAATATAATACTTTTTCTAATTTATCATTTCTTTTTGGTGTTGCGCTTAATCCTATTGTAATTTCGCAATTAATAATAGGTAAAACTTTTGAAAAATATTGTGATGGTGCATGATGCGCCTCATCAAAAATTACCATACCAAAATCATTAAATATAGAATTATCATATTTATCTTTTGCTATTGATTGCAACATTGCTATAACTATATCATATCCTTCAATTTCTATAGTTTTTTGTTGTATAATACCTATTTTTGCATTTGTAAATTGTTCAGCACGTTCTTTCCATTGATTTAATAAAAATGTTTTATGAACTATAACTAATGTTTTTACTTTAAATTTAGATATTAAATATAATGATAAAACTGTTTTACCAGCGGCACATGGTAAACATAATACACCACCGTTATTATTATTAATATATGGTAAAATATTATTTATTATTTCTTCTTGCGATAATCTTAAATTTCCTATAAAATCTATATTTATTGTTTTCCCTTTATAATCGTATATTTCATCTGGTTTACCAATATATTTAATACCATAAAATTTAGGAATAACTATATAATTATCATATTCTTTATAAACTTTAAATTTTTGAGGTTTTATATTAGGCATATTAAATGTTAAATAGGGTTGGACTTCCAATTCTTTTTTTACTTTATTTATAATTTCATTATATTTATTTATTTTTGGTATTATATACCCTTCTTTATTTATAATAATATTCATAATATATATTATAAATTTATATATATAAGTTTTTATATTTCAATTTTATTAAAAAATATATAATTTTTTTATATGTTATTATATATGAATAAATCTAAATCTATGATTAGTAATAAATCTATAAGTAATTCTATAATTAATAATGATATGATATTACCATTATTAGGTGTAGCAATTACATTATATAGTGTAATGATTGTTCCAAAAATAAATTTAAAAAATTTTGAAATATTAGATAATATGTTATTTAAATTATTTTTAGTTATTATTGTATATTATTTATCTACTAAAAATAAAACTTATGGTATTATTTTATCTATAGGTATATTATTTACTGTATTAGGTTTAAAAATGAATAATAATATATTATTAACTCAACAACCTAGTAATAATATTGTATTATCTCAACAACCTAGTAATAATATTGTATTATCTCAACAACCTAGTAATAATATTGTATTATCTCAACAACCAAATGATAATATTGTATTATCTCCATTAAGAAGTGATTTAGTAAAAAATGCAATAAATACTAAAAATGAATTAACTAATTTATTAAATACTACTAATGATAATAATACTATAAATAATATTAAATCAAATATAATTATTCAAGACCATATAATAGATTCTGCATTAGAAGAAAAATCACATTTACATTCAATGACATTATCACCTACATCTGGTGCTAATATAGAATATCATGAAAAAAGTGCTTATTTAAATAAAATTAAATTAAATTCATTATTAAATACTGTTGAATTAAGAAAAATATTAGATCAAGCATATAAAAATAATGATGATAATTTAATTAATGAAATATTATTATTACTAACACATGAAAACAATAAAATTGATTTAGTATCTAATATAAAAAATGAATTAAATAATGGTTTAGATGCAATTAAAAAAAATGATAATACATTAGCAAAAGAACATTTTGATAATATAAATAATTATGAAATAGAATTATCTGAAAAATTAAGATTAGATAATTTAGAACATATAAAAAAATATTATAATGATTGTAATAATGAAAAATGTTCACGTCCATCTAATGAATATAATACTATAGAACCTTCAGATGATTATAATGATATATCACCATATGACCCATTATCAAATTAACAAATTTTAATTATTTAATAAATGGGCGCTTCTACACAGGCACTATAGGTGCCAAAAAATAAATTTATTTAATAAATAAATAAATTTAT